AGATGAATCGTTGTCTTGCTTGTAGTTTTGGTTTGTAGGACCGCCAAGGTTGTCCTTTGCAGTATCTTGAGGAGCGGGAATTGCTGCAGCTACCATAGGGTCTGCACCCTTGGCACCATCAGTTGGCGCTTTTTCCTCAAGAGTTTCTTCTACGAAGGTGTCAAATTGTTGGTCAACTGATGCTGACATGTGCTATTCTCCTAATATAATCTGTTAGATTCTATGTTTTATTTATACATTATAATCCTTTTAAGAACTTGGCAAACGCGGAAACTTTGCGCTCTTGGAGATTATGCCAAGTTGCAGCGTCTAATTCGTTCTTAATAGATTCAATATGACGTTCTGTAAGAATGCCATTGTTCCATACCCATTCTTTTCCTTCCATAATACCTTCAACAAATGCATCAGGTGCAGAAGGATCTGCTACAATATCAGCAGCAGTTGCGAGCATGAAGTCATCACGAACATATGCTGCACCATTCCTTTCGGCAATTGATCCAACACCACGCGATGAAACTCCTAACTTAACCCCCTCATCAATTAGATTTTTAGCAATCTTGCCCATAGGGGTATCAAGAATTTTTGCTTTGCCAATAAAATTGCTACCTTCTTTTTGAAGTGATACAATTTTATGAGACACTCTATCCAAATTAACGGTAGGTCCCTCAGGGTGACCGAGTTCACCGAGAGCACGATCCTTAGAAATGTATGACTCAGTGTAACGACCAACTTCTTTTTCAAGAACGTTCATCGCATACACACGACCATTTCTATTTTTGATATCTGCTTGGAGAAAGACCCCTTCGATAAAATGATTCTTTTTAGAACCATTATCTTCGACAAGGAATTCTACAGCTTCAATCTGTTCCGTGATCAGTTTCATTTTCGGTCTCTGTTTCTTCGGGTTCGTTTAAATGATTGAACATGTTTGCACCAACCTTCTCTTTTTCAAGAGTTAAGATTTGCGCTGCCTTGTTCATAATCATATCTTTCACTGCATCAGAAGCATCAGCAAGTTGATCCTTCATGATCATATCCACAATTTTAGTAGGTTCCATAATTAACCTCGATATTATTTAGTGTTTTGGGATCCTGACGTTTTTGGTTCAGGGGGATTTTTCAAATTGTCCAAGTTAACTTTTTGGGTTTCCATGTCAATTTCCGCAGATTGCTTTTCTTGAGCAACCGTATCAAGAGGATCAATTACTTGCCCCGCCTCGATCTCATTATTTATCTGTTGTTTCATCTCTTCAATTTCCTGCTCAGTAAAGTGCAGAAGTTGACGCATGACATAATCTTGAGAGAAGTACTTACCAACATAGAGATCTAGTTTGTCTAGAACCTCCATTTTCTTCTCCATCATTTCAAGATCAGCAAGTTCAGCAAACTGATTATCATACAGATAATCATACTGAATGTGCTCTTTCATATCTTCCCAATCTTCAGGTGCAATAACACCTTTCAGAATCAGTTGAGTTTTGAGAAGATCGTGGAGAAGATCAGAGAACTTTTTACGGAGACGACCTACAAATTTTGTAAATTTAATTTCGTCTCTATTGATCTCTTCAGATTTACCCAGATCAAATGACTTATCACTTTCCAATCTAGAAGGCGGAACGTTGAGTGCCTTATAGAGTTGAGTTTGGAAATACTTAATGTCAGTCAGTTCACCAAGGTTTTGTCCACCAGGCAGTGTGGTAATTTCTGTACCACGACCACCTTCACGACGAGGCAACCAGAAGTCCTCAAGCATACTCATATGCTTTTTATCATCACGGATTTCTCCAGTACTGGAGTCATATACCATCTTGTTTCTATAGCGTGACATCACATCACGCAGGTATTGTTCCGCTTTGATCTTAGGAAGATTACCAACATCGATGTAGAAAATTCTACGCTCAGGTGCTCTTGACAATCTGTAGATAACAATACTATCTTCAAGCATTCTTAATTGATTAAGATACTTGATTGCTTTGTGCAAATAACTCAGGGTCATATTTCTACCCTGGTCTACAATACCAGATGCTACGTATGTAACAGCATCTTTTGCAATTTTAATTCCTTGGTTGGTATTGTTTACACCCTTTGCATTGTAAACGAAAAATTCTGTGACTTTACCGTAGTCGTATTTGTTAAATTGATCTGCGTCTACCGCTGGTTTTTCTACCAGACGTACCTTCTTAATTTTAAGAGGATCAATATAACGGAGTTCTAAAAGACCTTTTGAAGGATCTTCTAAATCGATAACTTTATGATAAAATAATCTACCATCGACGTACCAACGTCTAAAGATTTGATGTGCAGATTTATCAAAATCGAGAAGGCGTTTGACATGATCAAACTCTTCCCTCATTCGGTTCTTGATCGACTCTGATACTTCTAAGTTAGACAGTTCTAATTCTACTGGACTGTCATCCTTATCAGTTACAATCGCTTCGTTTGTTACATCTTCAATAGCACTGTCCACTTCTGGAGCAAGTGCCATTTCTCTATAACGACGGATGAGATTAATCTCGTCACGTTTTTTAGTATCATCAAGATCTACATAATGACCAAACCATCCCCCGTAAGGAGTGATGGTTGAACTAGCGTCATTGTCTGTAGGTGGAACAGGGGACGTAGCTGCCTTCGCCCCCTTCTTGAGATCTTCATCTTTAATTGAAAATCCAAATAATTGCGCCATTCCAAATATAGAGTAACTGGACCGTTACTCTATTTATCATCCTAATTAACCTGAAGTTGTGGAACCAACTCTTCTGAGTTTAGTGAATTCACCCTGACCTTGAGCGAAGTTCTTCTCACCAGCATCAAGATACTGATATTGGAACTCAACATCAAATTCTTCAATCTGATCATTGCTATCATATGCAAGGTTAATTGCACCAACACTAGTTGGCCAAGCGCCGATGAGTTTGTACTCTCTCAGAACTTTGTTAGGATCTGCAGGAGTAGGTCCATTCAATGCAGCAGCAGTACCAGCAGAATCAGGATTCTTATCAAGTTGCCTAATAGTAATATCCTGGAAATATTCAGAGAATGATCCAGCATTTCCAAATTCATAAGTACCCAGTGCTTCATCAGCTTTATTGCCGATATTGATCCACTGTTCAAATGCTGCTCTCAGATCGAAATCTGTAGTGTTGTAGAAGGTTGCAGTCCATGGTTCAAAGGTTCTATCACCAGGGATTTTAAGGAAGCGACCTCTGAAAGGTACTTCAATAAGTCCTTGGTTTGCTGCAGGAATTTGTGCAGATCTGCAGAGATATCTTCCTGCCTCAGCAAGAGAAGATGCAGTAGTTTTGTTTTCTCCCAAGTCAAATGATGTTCTTGGGAAAACAATATCTACCTGGAATAGATTGGGGCGGACGCCGCCCTGTAATCTAGATTTGAACTGGTTAATGTTTGGCATTGTTTGTGTCTCCGTAATTTTATTTATTGCCTACAGATCATCTACCGATAATCTCGTCGAAGGAGATACCAGTTCTCGTCGCAGTAAATGTCAAGGTAATGAAGTTGATCGAACGTGCAGGTTGGATATAAATCTCAGCGACAAATTCATTGTTGTCAACAACGAGTGGGGTGTTGTTTGTTTCATCGCAAACAACTAAGAAATCGGTGATACCTCTTCTTGATTGAACATCACGAAGGAATGGTTCAACGATAGCTCTAAAGATGTTTCTTGTGGTCTCGTCGTTGAGTTCAAAGAGTTGTGCTTTTGCTGCTTGCTCAATTGCTCTCTCGACAACCAAGAACAACTTACGAACGTTGATTCTATCAAACGCAGATGGGTTAGCAAGTGCGGTCTTATCTCCGAAGAGAACTGCACCCTGACCAGGGAATGTTGCGATTGGGTTTACTCTATTTGCATAAAGTTCGTCTCTGTCTGCTTTGCCTGGATTCCAAGCAAGTTTTGCCAGATTGCGAATACCACCTCTAGAGAAACCAGCAGGTGAGAACCATGGTTCGTTTCTAATAGCAGTGTCTGCTACCAGACCAGCAACATCAGAGTTACAAGGGATGTAACGATATACATCATTCCAACGATCATAGACGTACTTATAGTTTCCGTCGAGAACCAGGTAAGAGTTACTTCCTACTGCAGCATAGAACGACTTAATGTTCTTAGTAATATCTGCATTGGATAATGCAGTTCCAGTTGCGGAAATAATATTTCCTTTGTGTGGTGAACCGAACGCAATACAATCTTTTCTTGCAGCAGCAATACCTGCAATGTGAGTCAGTTTTTGTCTGGTGTCTGCTTCTGAGATCATGCCAGGACCCATAATCAGATAGTCAAGAGTGACGTTATCTGAATCAGCAAACAGTGAATAACCAGCATTCAGTTCTCCAACTGAAACGTCAAACTCTCCACCACCAAGAAGGTTATAATCAGCACCACCTGTCAGTGAGTAGGATTTAGAACCTGCTGGTTCAAAATCTGCAGTTTTTGCTGCATATGTATATGCTGTGTCACCAACATAAACATTTGTGCTACTATCAGAAACAACTTTCTTATAGTAGTTAGATCCACCCTGTGGACCTCTAGCATCATGTGCTTTAGACAGATAAGTGTAAGATTCAAGAATTGAATTCTTTGCACCTGAGATTAAACCATCCTCATCGATGACAGCAACGTGTACACTATCGTAAGCATACTTATCATTGAATGACTCAGCATCATCTGAAGTACCTGGTCTTGCTGCGATTGAGTTCCACTTTACACCAGAACCAGCATACAGTTCTTTGTTCAGATACCACTCGGAACCGTCATCAACACCACCACTTGATTTCAGTGTGTATGCTTGACCGCCAATAGTTACTGAATCAGCATCAGCAAATCTTTGACCCATTGATGGCCAAGAAACATATGCATCGTTATTTGTGCTATCTACGATAACAACGTGAACGATTAAGTTTCCATCAGTTCCAGTAGAAGTATCAATAACCTTTCCTTTCTTAGTACCAGAGGTGACGAAAGAACCAACACCAGGTGCTGCAGGACTAGATGTTAAATACAGTGACTGCTCAGGACCACGGTCAACAGTGCAAACTCTCAGAGAGTTGCCCCATGCACCTGCAGATCTAGAAGCATACAACCAACCACTGGTATTACCAGAGTAAGATGCTTCATAAACTTCTGGTCTTGAAATCTTAATTGGGTCTGCTGCAATAGTTGCAGTTGCCAGAGCAGTTGTACCAGGAATTGGAATGATTGGTGTTACACCAGAGAAACTAGAGTAGTTACCAAAATCTGCATTATCAGCAACGTTAACTCCTGTAACTTCTCCACTTTGGTTTACAACCAGTGTTCCAGTGAATGTTGCACCACCTACGGTAGAACCACCAGAAACGTTAACTGTGTAAGTTCCAGTAGGATCGTAGTTAGTACCAGCAGAAGTAACAGTAACAACAACACCAGTTGGGGATTCGATATCCAGAGTTGGTGCAGAAGTGTAACCAGAACCACCAGAAAGTGCAATCGATGTGATTTGACCACCAACTACAGTAGCAACTGCAGATCCAGCAGTTCCACCACCACCTGTTACAGTGATGTTTGGAGCAGAAGAGTATCCAGTACCAGCAGCAGTAATTGTTGCAGTACCAGTTAATGCACCACCACTGACATTACCTGCACCAGCGGTTGCAGTTGCATCATCGCCTTGAGCGGCAGTTGCAATAGCAGGTGTACCAACAGGATCAATATCAACAGTTGGAGCAGAGGTATATCCACTACCAGTGTTTGTGATGTTAATTGAGGTTACTTTACCGTTTGCATCAATCAGTGCAGTAGCAGCAGCGCCTTGTCCACCACCACCAGTAAATGTAACAGCAGGAGCAGATACATACTTACCGTTTGTAGATGCGTTAGTAACTGTAATAGTGCTAAGAGAGTTACCAACTCTAGCGACTGAATTGAAGAGGTCATCAGAGTCAGATCTGACTACCGAAAGAGTTCCTCCGTAGTTTAAGTAGTTAGTTGCAGACAACCAATAGTCAGCATTTGCTCCGTTTGGTTCGCCAAAAGTGGCAACTAATTCTGTTTCGTTGGAGACAGTGACTGCTTCTCCAATAGGTCCTTTTAAAAATGGTGCGGCAAAACCAGCGATATTTGCTGTGGTAATATCCGCTCTGCCGTTCGTTAGGTCTTTTTCCCTAACAACAACCCCAGGTGAGCGTAAAACTGCCATGTTTATCTCCTAGAAATGTGTCATATTTTCTAAAAGTATTTATTATTTTGACACCTTTCAAAGGGAAAACACTGCATGAACCCTCTACCAGTCAGGGTATTGCCAGTTACCTATATCATATTTTCTTCTTCTATTATTAGTTACTCTTCTTTTCGTACATTGCTTACACTCATAAGAATATGCAGAGGGTAAACCTTTACTATTCTTACGTATCAAATAAAAATCAGTAAGTAAATCTTTTTTTACATAACAAGTTCTGCATATTCTCTCATTAAAAAGAAGATGACTTAGATCAAACTCATCTTCAAATTCCATTACCTATACTCCCACATGTAATTAAGTTCTCCATACTCACTTCCACTATCTACAAATTTACCAGTTCCATCTTCTGCAATATACCAAACATTACCTTCAGTATCTACTGATTCATAATCTGTTAGACCGTCATCAATAAAACCAAATGGTGCCATGTCTTGCTCAATCTGATTCTTTTGCTCATCATATAATCTCTTACGAACATCATTGTCCGTCATCTCTTTGAAATAATCCTGTGCGACCAACCATGCAAAGATAACCAAACACATAGCAAGGTCATCATTACATCCTTCTTCTGCTTCAAAGGATTGTTTCTTTTGAATAAAGGTAGTTAGTTCAGAAATAATTTCATAGTCATTAACAAGTAGTTTATCTGCTTCAATTAATTGCTTCAAGTTAGAGCAACCAATTTTCTTAACTGTTGTACTTGTCTTAACTCCAAGTTGAGTTTTAGATCCAGAAAATCCCTGACCAACTAATTGACCAGCACGACCTCTCATAGCACACATGAGAAGATTCTCATTCTCAAGATCATACTGAAGAATAGATGCTACTTGATCTCCAATGTCGTTAACCTCAACAAGGATAAATGCTTTGTTGTAATTGATAGCAACCTGGTGAATAATATTTGGGAACAACATTGGTTTAATCTCATTGTTCCTATAGACACCTACAACTTTATATGGTACAGTGGTAATATCATATAGAATAAAAGCAGAGTAGTCATTATTAGTACCACGTGAAACGTCAACAGTCATGAGATACTCATGATTTGGAATAGGGTTCTCGTATATCTTTAATCCTTTGCTGCTTGACAGAGGTTCATCATATGACATAGACCTCAACTTTGCAGCAGAGATTAATGTGTCAACCGATCCTAAGAATTCACACTCAAACTCTTGTGTGAACTGTCGTAGAGATGTGTTAGCAATCGTTTGTTCTTTCCAGTTTTCGTCCCTACCAGGAACTTGAGACCAGTGAACTTCTGTCGTGACATATTCGTTCCTACCAAGTTCGGCATCATGCCATAACTTGTAGAACATATTCATCCCATTCGGCGTTGAGATGATGATGACTTTTGTGCTTTTACCAGACGAAATAGTAGGATAAACAGAGCTAAAGAATTGCTCTGCAATATGGTTTGGAATGAACGCGAACTCATCGAGGAAGATGATGTTAAACGACATACCTCGGACAGCAGACGCAGATGTAGAAGATGCCAAAATTTTACTGCCATTCTCAAGCTCCATTGATCCTTTGTTCCATGCAATGATACCCTGCTGCAACCATGTTGGCAAGTTCTCGTATGCAAGTTGTAACCTTCCGAGAAGTTCTCTCGCAGTTGGTGCTTTGTTTGCTAGGATACCAATGTTAACGTTATCATTAAACAAAGCATAGTGCATAAGATATGCCACAACAGTGGTTGACTTACCTGTCTGTCGTGGCAACTTTGCAATATTAAATCTGTTATTGTGGAAGCGGCGAACCATGTCTTCCTGAAAATCGTATAGATTGAAAGGTACTAGACCCTCATCAAGAGATACGATCTTACAATAGTTTTTAGCAAAGTAGACAGGATCTGCTTTGCATTTTAAATACTCCTTAATCTGATCATCTGTAAAGTGGATTGGTACACCAACTTTCTTTAGATTAGGGTTGCCAAGATAAATTTCATTCTGCTTTAATTTAGTCATTCCCATTTAGGCGGCGAATCAGGACACCTCATACCAGGTAGAAGTGTCTTCAGTGGCATAAAACAACCACATAATCTACATTGTTTTGTTGACGGTTTATAAAATTCACACTCTTCGCATATCTTAAGTTTTTCAGATGATGTCAACATAAATTAACAGTCCCACTTTCGTAATGATTTATTGATCCTGCTATCTGGATCTCTTGCAGTTTTTTTACTTGTAAGTTTTTTCTTCATTCCACGCATCCGAGCACAGAAGGATTTTCTTCTGGGATTGCCCTTCTTCTTCGTTGGTGCTTTCAAGTCGCTGCCAGGGTTCTCCCTCTCGTAGGACTTCCTGCCCTTCTCGTTGAGTCCACCTTCTTTGTTCTGTCCTGCTTTTTTCGTCCATGCTGCCTCGTCAAGTTGTGTACAAAATTCTTTAAAAGTTTTCATCCTTCTACTCCTACCGAAGTTGCATATAACGTAGTAACACTGGATGCAACTTCAAGAGTAAATAATCTGTCTTTTTTAATTAAAAGATCAGCACCTGCCTGGACATACACAGTTCCTTGAACTGCTGCACTACCAGATTGAAAAGTGTCATCACTTTTAATAGTAACTAATGCAGCAGCAGTTCCAGTGTTTTGAAGTAACACTCTGTTTGCACTACTTACCGTACTTGCTGTGTCTGACAGTGCGACAGCACTGGACTTAATTGTGTATACCATCGGAATAAAGCTTTATGTTTATTTATTATCTAAGAGACCTTGCTTAATTAGTTTAGACAACTCTGCAGTTGACCCAACAAACAAAGCATTGTTATTGGTAACCTTTTGTTTGGACTTAGGACCTTCCTCAATGTCTTGCATTTTCTTTTGAAGATCAATAAGTTTTTCAGCAGCGTCAGAAACACTCTTAACTAATTGACCAGCAACTTCATATGCTCTAGGGTGGTCTGTGTTATTAGCAACGTCTAAGGCACCTGAGAGCGCCTCTTGACCCTTCTCAATAACATCATAGAGTTGACCCCTAGTATAGTCGTAATCCTTTTTGATATCTTTTTCGATATCAATAATACGTTCTGTTCTTTTCTTTGGTTTTGGTGTAACTTCTGCAGGGACAATATCTGCCTCCACATTTAATGCGTCTTCGATTCCGTCGTAGTTTTCGCTCATAGGTCTTCAAAGAAAGAGGAGGTTTCGTTAAATCCAAAGTCATCACCAGATACAAGCAATGAATCGTCAATAGCATCAACAACATTGTCGTTGTTCTTATCAACTTTTGCTTTTGGCGTAACTTGATACTTGCGATATCTTCCAGGTGAAGCAAGATCGACCTTGGCATATTCCTTGGTGATTGCTTTCTTAATGAGACCTGTATCTGTAGTAGGACCGTAAATGTATGTCTTTACAGTAAACCTCAAAGTATATACAAGTGCTCTTCTTGTGTCAAAGTTCCCTTCATAATCATCATTGAATGAAATGCTATTCATTACAATGGGAACATCTTTAATGATGTTTGCTTCTTCAACTAATTTAATTGATAAGTTGAAAGATGGTTGGAAGAATGGTATAATTTGCTCTACAATTTGTAGGCAATCATCTTGAGTTTTACTGAGAACATTTAGTTCAAACTCAAGATTATATGGTACTGGAATGTATGTCTTTTTTACTCCAGTAGCATCCTCGTTAGTCAAACAGTATTGTGTTGGACTTTGCTTTCTTGCTGGATCATAACTCATACCTGTCATTTCAAATGACAGTCGTGGTAGAGTGATCGCATTAGGACGACCAAGATCTGGTTGTTGCTCAAGACGAGCTAAAAACTTTTGACTAGGACCATATGCCAAAGGAACCTTCATCCTCTGGTAAACTGATCCATCATCATTAAATTTACGAATCTCCAGATTATTAAAAAGCGTGCCGAATCCAACAACACACTTTCTAATAACCTGGTTATAATTATAAGTTCCTAACATAATTAACTCCTATTTCCAAATTCTCCAAATGGGTTTCTTTCTGTAAAGTCCAGGATTCCGTCGCCTTCAGTTTCAAACTCAATGTTGTCGGCGTAAGTATCCTTCATATCAAGTTCGTCGAAGCTAGAAATATTTATAGAGAATCCACTGTTAGATCCTGTAAGAGTTTCTCCAACCTGGAATTCACCATGTTCAGTGCTACCTGTTGGTGCTCTGAGTTCAATAAATCTTTCGTTAGGATTCCAAAGGTTAATGAATGCAGTTAGTCCAGTAGCAGATCCTGTTACCTTTTCACCAACCTCTGGTTGACCAGAAAGAGTTGCCTGTTCATAATAGTACTTGACAATGAATCCTTCATCACGTTGAGTATCAAAGATACCTTCACCTGTAGTTTCATTAGTATATTCAAACAACTCACACTTCAGTTTGTAAGTATAAAGTTTACCAAACTGATAGAATGGTGCTTCGTGTTCTACAAACTTAATCTCAAATAAGTTATCAGAATATGGGAAATAAATTAAATCTCCTTCTGACGGTCTTTGTGGTAGTTGAACATTGTCAACTAATTGCATTGGTAATGAAACAAAATCATCAAATGCTTGTCTAGAAATTACTAGAGTGATTTCATCAGTTGATCTAATTCCAAACTTAGTAAGAATATCTCCAGCACCTTGGAATCCTTCAAAGTTTTCGAGATATGCTTCCATAGTAAATGAGTCAGTAAATTCAGAGATAATCTCTTCATTTAAAACTGCATCCTTTCTTAGCAATCTTCTTGGAATATAACTCGTAGTAATTCCAAACATATTAATAAATTCATCCACTAAAGATTGCTGGAGCATCTGCTCCTCTCTAGTTCCGTGAGTGAAGTAAGTATTCTTTGCCATCTTATCCGATCATATCCATTGGTGGAAGTTCGTATCTAGATGCCATCTCATCTTCAATTGCTTGAATTTCAGCAACTGCATCATCATAAATTTGTCTTCCATTTAAGGTGATACCACCAGGAAGTTGAGCACCTTGGAATTTAATTAGGTTTTGTCCCCACTGCCTTTTGATTAAAGCAGTTGTATATCTCTTTAAGAATGGATCATTATATACTTGAGTGTAGTCCGTTGGATCTAAAACTCTCCAACAGTCAATGATAACATATGTACCTTCTTCTACAAAATCACTATCAGTATCAATATACAAACGATCCTGACGTTGATTAAATCTGAAAGGAATAAAACTACCATTGTTTAACACCATATCTAGTGTTTCTAGATATGACTTAACCATATAGTAACTTAAGATATCAACTGATCCAAACTGATATAAGTCATTAAGAAACAGTTGATATTCTAATCCAAATAAATTACTTCTAATATTACTACCCTTAATACCAAATACTTTATTGATTCCAGTAATATGACCTGGGATAGGAATGTAATTATTTCTTGCCAACCAATCAGTAGACCCAACACTAAGGGTCTCATCACTTCCTGTAAAACGTGTTTTATCATCAGCAGTAAACTGATGCTTCAGGAACATTCTCTCAGTACCATTATAATGACGCTCATTAAACATCTGAATAGCGTCATCAATTAGATCGTCAATCTGATCATCATCAACGTTAATTTCCAGAATAGGTCTACCTAATCTTCTCAGACAGTAGTCCTTTAGTTCTGCTCTACTTGTAGGTTGCGCCATTTATACGCATAAAAAAAGTCCTCTACTTTATTTAGCAGAGGACTCACCTTGGAGTTCTTTAGATTCTTTTTTAATTTGTCTATTAGTCCAAAACGCTGCAAGGATAATAGCAGCATAGAAAATAGTGTCATCTAACATTACAAGAAAGAAGATGACTGATCCACCATACTTGATTACATCAGGTAGAGGTGAAATAACCTTTGCGAAGAACTTACGGTATGCTTTTTCAAACTTAAAATAACCAAGAGCACCGAGAGTAACCACAAACTCACTGTATGGAATTACAAAGTACAAAGACAGAATAATAAACAGTGGCCAATAATGTCTCTCTGGAATACGTTTTGCCAGAGAGATATACTTACTAATTAATTTTTTAATCATTCTGCAGGGGTCTCTGTTTCAGGTGCATCAGGGACTCCTTTATCTGCAAGTTCCAGTGCTTGAACTGCACCGAGAAGTTTGAAATATTCTTCTTTTTTAGTATTGATTTCTGTGTCCAGTTCTTTGATTTTTTCCACAACTGCTTCCAGTTGCTTCTTAAAATCTGCTGCCATTTCTGCTGTAGTCATTTGTCTCCGTAATAAAAAGTGTCAGACATAGTATTTATACTACCATGTGAAGGTATTGAATGTCAAGCGTGGTGTGTCAACCGCCCAACTGTTTTGATCCCAATATGCTGAATGGAACATACAGGACTCATAAAAAATAAATTGATTAAATTTGTGATGTTGAACATGATACCTATCCCACAAACTCATATCCCATTTGGTTAAACATTCTTCTGCTCTATAAGAATTAGTACAAGTAAACTCTTGACCAGTTCCTCTATGCCTAAAGAATGCAGTACCAGAAAAGGTAGATAATTCTTCGTCAGTATTGAGTGGAACTAAACCAGCATAATTTACATCATCAATGTGAGGTGGCATGGGTCCAATCTTATCATAGCATTGAAATGCAAAAGTGGGTGTTAGATCAATGGTATTCAATCTATAATCATGGAAGTGAACTTCCTTTAAATAACCACAAGTATGTAAGAATTGCTCAGGTTCAAAAGGGAATCTAGAAATGTACCCTGGATTATCATGAGCACTTGATTCTTTTGCATATTTTGCAGAGAGTGCATACTCTCTTACCTTTTCAGGATGAACAAAAAAATCATCAATAATAATAAGTTTTGAATTAGAATTACCTATTCTAATTTCTTTGACACGACTTTTACTTAAGTTGTTTTCAAAAATGCTAGGATCAATTAGTTCCACCATAACCAACCTGTTAGGATAAATTTGTCTTGTGTTTCGGAGATTTCTCCTTTGTGTA